GCTGGTCAAGTTGCTGGTGAAATCAAGAAACAAGATGACGAAACTGGTGATTACACCAAAGGTGTTCCAACAGCTACACCTCCTGGCGCAACACCACCTGTCGGTTCACAACCTGGTGGCAAACTAACTGGTCCTGCCGATTCAGAAGGTGCTGAACACAAAGCTGTTCAAGCAGCTGCAACAGACTATTCTGCCATTCGTGACAGAATCAAGGCTAAATTGGCAACACAAACTATGAGTTCTAATCCTGGTGCAACATTCCATGCAGTACCAGAAGAAGTGGAAACAGAAGAAGAAGTAGTTGCTGAAGAAAGCCACGAAGATGCTGGTGAGGACAAAGCAATGATTAAGAAAATGATGAAGAAACAAAAAATGAAAGAACAGATGGACCAAGATGTTGGTGCATTACTTTCTGGTGAAGAATTGTCCGAAGAATTCAAAACAAAAGCAACCACAATTTTTGAAGCAGCCGTTATTGCTCGTTCACAAGCCATTTTGGAAGAAGTTGAAGAAGCAATGTACGAAGAATTCGAAGCTTCAGTTGAAGAAGTTAAAGAAGATTTATCTAAGAAATTGGATGATTACATTAACTACATGTCAGAAGAATGGTTCAAAGAAAACCAATTGGCAGTCGAAAAAGGTCTACGTGCCGAAATCGTTGAAGATTTTATTCGTGGCATGAAATCATTGTTCGAAGACCACTACATTGACATTCCAGAAGAAAAAGTAAACGTTGTCGAAGAATTAACCGATAAGGTTGAAGAATTGGAAGACTCATTAAACGAACAGATTCAGACTGCCGTTCAAATGAAGAAACAAATTAACGAATACAAAAAAACAGAGGCTATACATGCAGTATGTGAAGGCCTAACGCAGACTCAAGTGGAAAAATTGAAATCACTCGCAGAGAGTGTTGACTTTACCACAGAAGAGGAATTTGGTCGTAAATTGGAAACATTGGTAGATTCATACTTCCAGTCTCCAATTAAAGCGATTCAAAGTTCTGTATTGCACGAAGCAGTGGAAGTTGAGGAAGACAAGAAACCATCATCGGTATCTGTTGATCCTGCAATTGCACAATACGCACAAACAATCTCTAAATCATTGGTTAAATAAATAAACTTTACCAATAAAAGATACTCATAAGGAGAACACTAAATGTATCTAACCGAAGAACTACAAAAAAAATGGGCACCTGTGCTTGAGCACGAAGGTCTAGAAGCCATTAAAGATCCATACAAGAAAGCTGTTACAGCACTTGTTTTGGAAAACCAACAACGTGAGATGGCTTCTGCTCAATCTCAGTTGAATGAGACCACATATTCTGCTACACCAGCAAACGCTACAGGTTCTGGCATCTCCAACTACGATCCAATCTTAATTAGTTTGGTTCGCCGTGCATTGCCTAACTTGATTGCTTATGATGTTGCAGGCGTTCAACCAATGACTGGACCTACTGGTCTTATCTTTGCAATGCGTGCTCGTTATAACGTTCAGGCCGGTGCAACTGGTAACGCTAATGAAGCATTCTTCAATGAAGCAAATACCGTAATCTCTGGTGTTGGTTCCGATGCAAACCCATACGGTTTCAAAGGCAACGTTATGACCGACACAGCAAGCGGATTTGGTTATGCAAATACTTCAACTGCTATTGGTATGCCAACAAGTCGTGCTGAAGGCCTTGGTGCTGACGATGCAACAGGTGTATTCAATCAAATGGCATTCACCATTGAGAAAGTTACTGTAACTGCTCAAAGCCGTGCGTTGAAAGCTGAATATTCACTAGAACTTGCACAAGACTTGAAAGCAATCCATGGTTTGGATGCTGAAACAGAATTGAGCAACATTCTTTCTACTGAGATTCTTGCTGAAATCAACCGTGAAGTTATCCGTACAATCTATACATGTGCTGTTGCAGGCGCTCAGTATGGTGTTACAACTGCTGGTTCTTTCGACTTGGACACAGACTCTAACGGTCGTTGGTCTGTTGAACGTTTCAAAGGTTTGATTTTCCAAATTGAACGTGATGCTAACGTAATTGCTAAGCAAACTCGTCGTGGCAAAGGTAACGTGATGATTGTATCATCTGACGTTGCTTCCGCAATGGCAATGGCTGGTGTGTTGCAATACACTCCTAACCTATCTGCTGACCTACAAGTTGATGACACAGGCAATACATTTGCTGGTATGTTACACGGTCGTATCAAAGTGTACATTGATCCATATTTTGGTGGTTACACAAGCAACCAAGAATTGGTTACAGTTGGTTACAAAGGTACTTCACCTTATGATGCTGGATTGTTCTATTGCCCATACGTTCCTTTGCAAATGGTTCGTGCAATTGACCAGTTCACATTCCAACCAAAAATTGGATTCAAAACACGTTACGGCATGGTTGCAAACCCATTCGCAACTGGTTTGACAACTGGCAACGGTGCATTAGACAGACGTAGCAACGTTTACTATCGTATCTTCACAGTTAAAAACTTGATGTAATCCCAGGGTACCAGGGATGGGAAGAGTCACCACTAAGAGTGACATTTAAAGACCACCTTCGGGTGGTCTTTTTTTTGGCTCCTAAATACTGATAGAGGAGATAACATGACTGCAATAACTAGATCACCAGAAAATACCAATTTACTTCAACCCACCAAATTCTTATTGACATTCGATAGAATTGGGGCCACACAGTATTTTTGCCAGTCGGTTAATCTACCAGGCGTTTCTTTGGGTGAGGTTAATAGAGCCACTCCATTCTTAGACATGTATTCACCTGGTACCAAACTAACGTATTCTCCACTTGATGTTGAATTTTTGGTTGATGAAGAATTACAATCATGGAAAAACATATATGATTGGTTCACCTCAATTGCTGATCCAGATGGTTTTGAAAAACGCAACGGTAGTAAAGAACTACAAAACAACAAACATTTTTCAGATGCAACATTAACTATTCTAAGTGGATTAAACAATCCAATTCTAAGAATACAATATACAAATTTATTCCCGTTGAGTATAAATGATATTCAATTTGATACTACACAATCCGCAGACACCATTATAACCGCAAGCGCAACATTCAGGTATCAATCATACAAATACTTGACAGTTTAATACTTTTGTGATATAATGTTTTGATTATGGCAATTATGAATAACTATGGAAACACTTGAAATAATATTAAAAATGTGGGAATCGGATGCAGTCATCGATCAAACCGAACCCAGCAGAGAATTATTAAAGATACCTGTATATCACAGTAAGTATCTTGGCATTTTGACCAAACATAAAATCGCATCAAAGAAAGCTCATTTTGATTACCTACGTATGCGTAAGGTAAAGTGGGAATACTTTACTGGCAAAATGTCACAAGATGAATTGACTGAATATGGTTGGGAACCTTTTCAGTTTGCATTGAAGTCTGACATTAATACTTACTTGGAGGCAGACAAAGACCTTATTAAATTATTGGAGAAAAAGGTCTACCATGAAGAAGTCGTTTCAGTTATTGAATCTATTATGTCCGAATTGAAACAAAGAACATGGCAACTGCGAGACTTTATATCATGGGAGAAATTCGTTGGCGGACAATGACCATTTAATTATTACAAAGAAGGATGAAGTATATGCCAAAGTGACCTGTGAGAAGCACGTTGCAAAGGAATTATCTGAGTACTTCACATTCTTTGTACCTGGTTATCAGTTCGTTCCAGCCTATCGGAATCGCATATGGGACGGTAAGATCCGTCTATTCAATCTACAGAGCAGTCAATTATATCTTGGTTTGATTCCATATCTCATAGAATTTTGTGATGAACGCAGTTATGCATATTCACATGACATTATTGAAGATGAATATTCAGTCTATCATGCACAAAAATTCTTTGACATATTGAATCTACATTCACAAGGTAAACAAATTGGTGTAAGAGAACACCAACAAAATGCATTTATTGAGGCCATGCAAAAACGGAGAGTTCTATTGTTATCTCCAACCGCATCAGGTAAATCACTTATCATATACTTGTTGTTCAGACAATTGTTGCAGTATCAACAGTTAAAAGGTTTAATCATTGTTCCAACAACAACATTGGTTGAACAGTTGTATTCAGACTTTGCAGACTATTCATCCGTTAACGGATTCAATGTGGAAGAAAATGTACACAGAATCTATCAAGGTAAAGATAAACTAACGGACAAGAATTTAACAATCTCCACATGGCAGTCACTCTACAAGTTACCACCAGAATACTTCCATCAATTCCAATATGTCATTGGTGATGAGGCACATCTATTCAAGGCACAATCATTAACATCAATACTAACATCTTGTGTTAATTCAAAGTATAGAATTGGATTGACTGGTACATTAGACGGCACAAAAACACACAAATTGGTATTAGAAGGTTTGTTTGGACCAACGAAAAAGGTCATATCAACTAAAGAGTTGATTGACAAAAATCAATTATCAGCATTCAACATAAAGTGTCTGATACTGAAACATTCGGATGAAGTATGCAAAGAAATGAAAGATGCATCATATCCAGATGAGTTGAAGTATTTGATTGAGTCTGAAAATAGAAATCGTTTCATTCGTAATTTGGCAATCAGTCTGGAGAAAAATACATTGGTTCTTTTTCAGATGAAGAAACATGGTCGTGCATTATATGAAATGATTAAACAAAAGGCAAATGGTCGTAGTGTTTATTTTATTGACGGTGATGTAGACACTGTTGTCAGAGAAGAAGTTAGAAAGATTATGGAAATAGAAAACGATGCAATCACTGTGGCCAGTTTTGGTACCTTTTCTACTGGTACGAACATTAGAAATTTACATAACATCATATTTGCAAGCCCAAGTAAATCAAGGGTTAGAAACCTACAATCGATTGGTAGAGGTTTACGGCAAAATGAAGGTAAAGAAATGGCCACACTCTATGATATTGCAGATGATTTAAGAATTAAAAAACACACAAACTTCACATTACAACACTTTATCGAAAGAGTGAAGATATATAATGAGGAGAAGTTTTCTTTTAAAATTTACAATATAGGACTTAAAAATGGCCATTAAAATAGTAAGATTTAAAGACGGTCTAGATGTAATCTGTGACTGTGTGTATACCTCAGATGACATGGTGGAAATTACTGATCCAATGTTGTTTGAATTAAGAGGTACCAATTTAATGTTACAGTGTTGGTTGCCTATGGCAGTAATCAAAGAGAACAAGGTACAGATTGATGTGGAAACCATTTTGTGTTTGATGGATCCAACCGAAGACTTTGAAGAATATTACCTTAATGCATCAACAAAATTAAACGAATCAACTAAAAAAGAAAGAGAAGTGGTACTTACAGATGAGGTACTCTCCGCTTTTGAGGAAAAGGAATCTAGTAAGAATTCCTTAATACATTAATATATTAATATCATCCGGGGTACACCGTGGACTTTAACACATGTCAAGCCCTTTGTCAACAACTTTTTATGGTACATTTGAATGAGTAAACAGAAACATTATATAAACAATCAAGACTTCCTAAAGGCACTTGTCGATCACAAAGCTCGTTGCGTAGAAGCCGAACAATCTGGTAAACCTAAACCAATCATTCCAAATTACATTGGTGAGTGTTGGATGAAAATTGCCGAAGGCCTATCACACAAACCAAACTTCATTAACTACACTTACCGAGATGAAATGGTTTCCGATGGTATTGAGAATTGTTTAATGTACTTTGAGAATTTTGATCCAACAAAGTCTTCCAATCCATTTGCATACTTTACCCAAATCATTTACTTTGCCTTTCTAAGACGCATACAGAAGGAAAAGAAACAACTGTATGTGAAGTATAAAGCCACAGAGATGTATGGTATTCTGGATGAGTTTGAGATGTTAGAAGGTGAAGATGGTTCAAGTAGACAATTTGAATTGTACGATAACATTGCTGAATTTATTGGTAACTATGAGGACTCTAAGAAGGCAAAGAAAGCCGAAAAAGATGCGGCAAAGAAACCAAAAGGGCTTGAAAAATTTATTGAGGAGTGATATAATGAAAACTTATGGTGAACTTTTACCTGGTTTAAAAGTGATTGTGCATAAAAAACACACTGATGACCGTGGTGATTTCTGTGAACTTTGGAAAATAAATAATGATGGTATGAGAGGTAACTTTCGGCAAGTCAATATAGCAACATCAGTTTTTAATGTGTTGCGTGGTATGCATAGGCAAAATCAAACTAAACTTGTTATGCCTTTGAGTGGCAGAATATTTGATGTTGCATTGGAACCAGAAACTGGTAAATGGTTTGGTATTGAGTTGGATAAAAGTAATGCACTATTCATACCAGCACAATACGCCCACGGTTATTTGGTTTTATCTGAGAACTCAATATTACAATATTTCGTTGACGCACCATATAACAAACCAGAAGAAGAAAATTTCAAATGGAATGATTATAACATAGAGTGGCCAATCACAGTGCCACCAATATTATCTGCAAAGGATTTATAATGAAAAAAATTGGATTTAATTGTAGTACTTTGGATTTGTTTCATGCAGGACATGTTACAATGTTAAAAATTGAAAAACAATATTGTGACTATTTGATTGTGGCAGTACAATCCGACCCAACTATTGATAGACCAGATACCAAAAACAAACCAGTACAGTCTTTGTATGAAAGGTTTGTTCAAGTGTCATCCTGTAAATATGTTGATGAGGTGTTGGTATATGAAACCGAAGAAGATTTGGAAAATATTTTTAAAACACAAATAATTCATATACGTTTCTTGGGTGATGAATATAAATCAAAACCATTTACAGGAAAACAATATTGTCTTGATACTGGTATAGAATTGTTTTTCCATGATAGACAACATCCATATAGTAGTTCTAAATTGAGACAAAGAGTATATGATGCTGAGGTTGAACGAATGAAAAAATTAAATGTGGAATATAATGAATGTCAAAAGTAGCAATAATAACTGACCAACACTTTGGTGCAAGAAATGATTCCACACTTTTCTTAGATTTCTATGAGAAGTTTTATAAAGAAACATTCTTTCCGACACTGATAAAGGAAAAGATCGAAACACTATTGATTCTTGGTGATACCTTTGATCGTAGAAAGTACATAAATTTCTTTTCGTTGAAACGCACCAAAGAAATGTTCTTTGATCCACTATCTGAAATGAGTATACAGGTGCATATGTTGGCCGGTAACCACGATACTTACTTTAAGAATACCAATGATGTTAATTCAGTAAATTTACTTTTAGGTGAGTATGGTATATCATTAAATGTTATTGACCATCCATCCGAAATCTATGTTGGTCCTCATAAAATTTGTATGGTGCCGTGGATTTGTCCAGAGAATCACGAAGATTCTATGAAGATGATAAAAGATACAGATGCAAAATTCTGTATGGGGCATTTTGAGATTGCCGGTTTTGCCATGTATCGTGGTATGCCATCTGAAGGAGGATTGGATCGTGGAATTTTTAGGAAGTTTAGTCACACTTTTAGTGGTCATTACCATCACAAATCTTCTGTTAATGATATCTACTATTTGGGGAACCCATATGAACTCACTTGGCAAGATTACAATGACGCTAGGGGTTTTCATTTGTTTGATTTGGATTCTCATCAACTTGAGTTTGTAGAGAACCCCAATAAAATGTTTCATCGTATTATGTACGATGATAAAGAAAATACCATTAAAGAACTTGATAGTATGGATTTCAAACCATATGCAAACACCTATGTGAAAGTGGTTGTAATAAACAAAACCAATCCGTATTTGTTTGACAAGTTCATGAATAACCTGTATAATGTGAACCCAGCAGACATTACAATTGCTGAAGATTTTACAGACTTGACTGAAGGTGTTGATGATAACATGGTCAATCAGGCCGAAGACACTTTGACAATTCTAAACAAGTATGTCGATAACATCAAAGAAGATAACATAGATAATACTAAGTTGAAAACATTATTGAAAGAACTCTACGTAGAGGCATTGAATACTGAACAAGCATGATTTTATTTCAAAAGGTTCGTTGGAAAAACTTTCTTTCCACCGGTGTATCATTCACCGAGATTAATTTTACCAAGTCTACCAATACTTTAATTATTGGTCAGAATGGTGCAGGTAAGTCCACAATTCTGGATGCACTTTGCTTTGGCCTATTTGGTAAACCATTTCGCAAAATAAACAAACCACAATTACCAAATTCCATCAACTCCAAAGATTGTGTGGTTGAGATTGAATTTAACATTGGCCAGAAACGATATAAAATTGTGCGTGGTATCAAACCAAACACATTTGAAATCTATGTCAATGATGTTTTGCTGAACCAGGATGCAGCTGCAAAAGACTACCAAGAGGTACTAGAGAAACAAATTCTCAAACTAAACTATAAGTCCTTTACGCAGGTTGTCATCCTTGGTTCAGCATCCTTTGTTCCTTTCATGCAATTGTCTGCCGCAGACCGTAGAACAATCATTGAAGACCTACTAGACATTCAAATCTTTTCTTCCATGAATTCGGTTGTCAAAGAAAAAATGTCAACAATCAAAGATGAGATTGGTAAATCTAAGTATGCCATTTCATTGACAGAAGAAAAAATCAATTTACAAAAACAAAACATCGAAGAAAACAAGAAGAACAACGATGCAGAGATTCAGCGTAAACGGGAAGAAGTTGGAAAATCAAAAGAACAACATAATAAATTGATAAATGATATTGAGTTGATTAACAGACACATTTCAGTATTACAAACTAAAGTTGGTAATAAAAAAGAAAAGTTAGACAAGAAGTCCAAAGGTTTATTTCAAATCAAAGGTAAGGTTCAAACTAATATTGACAGAAATCAAAAAGAAATAACCTTCTATGAAACTAACCATGATTGTCCGACATGTAAACAACCGATTACACCTGAGTGGAAAGATTCTCAAGTAGAAGAAAAGACAAATAAAATCACCTCACAAAAAACTGGATTGATTGAGATTGAACAGGAGTTGAGTAAAGTAACTTCTGAAATAGAATCAATCACTAGTATCATTTCTCATATTACCGCACACAATGGTGAAATTATTAAACATACTTCTACCATGTCAGCAATCAGTAATTATATTTCTAAATTGAATGGTGAGATTGATGGATTATCCAAGAAACAAACCAATACGGAAGGCAGTGACCAGAAGTTAACCGAATTGAATACTGAATTGGAAGAGTATAGAAAAAATTACGAAAACATTCTAAACGAAAAACACTACTATGAATTTGCAGGTAATTTATTGAAAGATAATGGTATTAAGACCAAAATTATCAAACAATATCTACCTATTATGAATAAGTTGATTAACAAGTATCTGTCTGCAATGGACTTCTTTGTTAACTTCAACATCAATGAAAACTTTGAAGAAACAATTAAGAGTAGGCATCGTGATGAATTTTCTTATGCCAATTTCTCCGAAGGTGAGAAGATGCGTATTGACTTGGCATTATTGTTTACTTGGCGGCAGATTGCCAAACTAAAGAATAGTACCAATACAAATTTGTTGATACTAGATGAGGTGTTCGATTCTAGCCTTGATACAGTAGGCACAGAAGAATTTCTAAAGTTGATACATGAAATGGGAACAGACACAAATGTGTTTGTTATTTCCCACAAAGGAGACCAACTGTTCGACAAGTTCCGTTCGGTCATTAAGTTTGAGAAAAAAGGAAACTTTTCAAGGATTGCAAAATGAATTTCAATGAATATCTGTCCTACCAAAGAAATGTGGTAGACAAAGAGGTACAAGGCTGGTTTTATCCAATTGATATTGTTCTTGTGTATGGCATATTACAAGGTATGCAATTCAATTTGGATGGTGATATTTGTGAGATTGGTGTTGCAAATGGCCGAAGTGCCATTAATATTTGTAATTTTAAAAACACCAAAGATAATTTCTATCTATATGATATCTTTTCCGAAGAACAGAGAGTTATAGCAGATAACAATATTAAAAAGTTTAGTAAAGGTGAAAACCTAATTTGGAAATTAAATGACACAATGGAATTATTCCCAGATGATTTGATATTCAAAGATCAATTAAAGTTTTTACATATTGATGGATGCCATGAACATCCTGTGGTACTAAATGATTTAATTTTATTTGCAGACAAAATGAAAGATTACGGAGTTATTGCTGTAGATGATTTCAATGACTGGGAGTATCCTGGTGTGAACAGTGCCGTGTGTGAATTTATAATGTCGAAATACAATTATAAAAATTGGAGAATATTTACTATTGGTAACAATAAAGCCTTTCTATGTCAAAGGAAATTTCACCAACAGTATCAAGAAAAATTGCTATCTTTCATAAAGAAAGCAATGCCTACAATGTCGTTCAGTGGTTTAGCTATTAGACCAGTGTATGATGAAAATGTTTTGTTGTGTGATTCCCGATCCAAAGTGGTTGATGTGGATGAACTGTACAAAAAATTGTTTGATAAACCAACCATAGGATAAATTATGAACACAGAAGATATTATTTTATATAACACAGAAGAAACGATTAAGGTTGCACCAGCAACTGAAAAGGTTGAAACATTTGATTTAGTGGCACCAGACCATCCAGCTCTATACAAAGTTTTACCTGAATTTAATTTTGAAAATGTACCAATCAATCCAAATAGTTTTGCATCCACTTTGGTGGAAACTTGTAAGAAGTATAATGGTATTGGTCTTTCTGCCAATCAATGTGGTTTTGAATACCGTGTATTTGTTATGGGTTCAGGTGAAGAATATGTGGCATATTTCAATCCAAGAATTATTTCATCAAAAGGTGAAACACACATGGAAGAAGGTTGCCTTTCTTTCCCTTTCCTAAATTTGAGAATCACCAGGCCTGCCGAAGTTGAAGTAGAATATCAAGACTTTACCGGTATTACACGTACCAAAACATTTACTGGTATAACTGCTCGTTGTTTTCTCCATGAGCTTGACCATATGAACGGAATGTTGTATACTAGTCGAGTGAAACCACTGGCGTTACAATTTGGTTTGAAGAAACTAGATAAGATTAGACGCAAGTATTTTAATCCTAAGAATATGAAACAACTGCAAGCAAGAACTTAATGGCAACACCTATAGATTATGTTGATGCTCAATGGGATGTGTGGTCGAGAACCAATGATGCATCCAGATTTGAACATATTGACACAGAGTTATTAAAAGAAACTCTCATTCAAAATTTGACATATGCATCCAAAATGGATGTGCGTGAGTATACCTTATATCAGAAATGGTGTGAAGTACAGGAGAAGTATCCAACACGTACAATTACCACACTGTTTGGTGATGATAAACAGTTGATTGATATAACACAAAACAATTTGGTTGACAAGGTTAAAAAGAATTTCTGGATGCCAGAAGGTCCAGATGACTATGAAAAATTACGTCCTATATTACAGCTATCAAATGGTGCTGGTGCAGAAACCTGGAACACTATTCGTACATTTTCATCTACAATGAAAAACAATAGTAACATTGGCCGCAATCTGTTTTACACCGTAATTGATGGTCAATCAGGAAAATACCTTGGTGTTATTTGTATATCGTCCGACTTCTTGGATTTAACTCCAAGAGATTCTGCAATTGGTTGGCCAAGAGATGTTAAGACGCAACAAGGAATGATTAATCACACGGCCATAGGTTCAACAATTGTACCACTACAGCCGTTAGGATTTAATTATATGGGTGGTAAATTGTTAGCATTATTGTGTCTATCTGATACAGTACAAAATGATTGGAAGGTTCGTTATGGAGATACACTGGTTGGCGTCACTACAACCTCTTTATATGGTAATACCAAGTCTAATGGTCTATCTCAATATGATGGCCTGGAACATTGGAACAAAATGGGATTCTCTAGTGGCTCGGTTGCTTTCGAACCCACTAGGAAGACTATGAAGATGATCTTTGATTGGATCAAAGAAAATCACACTCGTAAATATTTCGAATGGTGGGAAGCCAAGAATCAAAACGGTTTGCCACTTAAACGTGACCATAAGAATCGATCACTAAATTTTGCATATTCTAAATTAGGAATACCAAAAGAATTGATTCGCACTGAGCATCAGAGAGGTATCTATTTTTCACCTCTCTACAATAACACCAATGAATTTCTTAGGAAAGAAATTGGTGATAAAGAACTGGTCAAATCATTTGATACCAGTACCGAAACTTTGGCAAACATTTGGAAAACCAAATATGCCAAAGGACGTATATCAATGTTGAAAAAGAAAAACAATGTATCTTATGAATCATTGTTCTATGATGACTTGATATACCTGTCTTGGGAAGAAACCAAGGCAAAATATCTACCACAAGTTGGCAGATAAAAACATATACCACAAAATATGTTGACACACACACTAAGTAATAGTATAATGTGAATTCTTGCACAACGCAAGTACTTTGTTTAACTTTGTCATTAGGAGATTTATCTTGACTAAACTATCCGCAAAAACCCGTATCCTTAATTTCTTGAACAAGAAAGAGGGATACAACACACTTTCGACCGCACAGGCTCGTGCTCGTTTTGGCATCCAAAACGTTGCCGCACGTATTGATGAACTTCGCCAAGAAGGTCATGTAATTTACACCAACACCAAATCCCGTGGTGATGGTAGCAAAGTTGCCGTGTATCGTGTTGGCACACCAACCAAATCTATGGTTCGTGCTGCTATCAAAGCTGGTTACAGCTTCAGCGCCTAATTAGGTGAATTGTGGGGAGACCACTTCTAGTGGTACTCCCCTTTTTTTATTTTTGGAGAGTAAATGGAAATTTCAATTAAAAAAGAGGAACTTCAAAAGAAAAGTATTTTTGTTGCGACACCAATGTATGGCGGCATGAATCATGGACTGTATGCGAAAGCTTGTCTTGATTTACAAGCTGTTTGTATGCAGTATGGTGTGAGCGTGAAATTTTCATATCTTTTCAATGAGTCCCTAATCACTAGAGCAAGAAATTATCTCGTAGATGAATTTCTAAATCGTTCAGATTGTACACACATGTTGTTCATTGACGCTGACATTCATTTTGATCCTAAAGATGTTATTGCACTTCTGGCTTTGGATAAAGATGTTATTGGTGGCCCTTATCCTAAGAAAGCCATTAAATGGTCTTCTGTTAAGAAAGCTATGACTAAAAATCCAGATATGGATGCTGGAAACTTGGACAAAGTTACAGGCGATTATGTATTTAATCCTGTACGTGGTACTGATAAGTTCTCTGTTTCTGAACCACTTGAGGTTATGGAAATCGGAACTGGTTTTATGATGGTTAAACGTGAAGTGTTTCCTAAATTTGCGGAAGCATTCCCACAGTTGCGTTACAAACCAGATCATGTTGGCCAAGCTCACTTTGACGGTTCACGTTATATCCATGCATACTTTGATACAATGATCGACACCGTAGATTCTGCAACAGGTGGTGGTTCCGACCGTTACCTATCAGAAGATTATATGTTCTGTCAGTTATGGCGCAAGACAGGTGGTTCGATTTGGTTGTGCCCTTGGATGCGTTTGGATCACATTGGAACATATCACTTCAAGGGAGATATGCCTGCCGTAGCAAACTTTGTTGGAGAAATGTGATGATTGTCGGCCTCGTAGGTTTCATTGGTTCGGGTAAAGGTACCGCTGGTGATATTTTAAAAGATGTTGGTTTTAAACAACTTAGTTTTGCCGGTGGTGTCAAAGACATTGCGGCAGTTATGTTTGATTGGCCAAGAGAGTACCTAGAGGGCGACACAAGCACATCCAGAGAGTGGCGGGAACAACCAGATAAATTCTGGTCTAAAAAATTTGGCAAGGATTTTACACCACGATTAGCCCTACAGTTACTTGGTACTGAGGTTGGCCGTGGTATTTTTCATGAAAATTTTTGGGTCGATAGGTTAGAAAGACTTATTGATAGAGAGAAAAATTATGTCATTACCGATGTACGATTTCAAAATGAAATTGATTTTGTGCATAAGAACGGTGGTGTTATGGTTGAAGTCCAGCGTGGTATTACACCACACTGGTATGAAATTGCATCACAAGCAAATAGGGGTTCACATAAAGCCGAAAGTTTTATGTATGAAAATGGTCCACATGAATCTGAATGGAGATGGATAGGCGGTCATATTGACCACACCATTGACAATGATGGTACTGTGGAAGACTTGAAAAATAATTTAATGAAGTGCTTGACTCGTTCTTACGGATCGAATACAATAAGTGAATTGACTGAAGGAGTATCGTAATGAAATTATCGAATGAGACCTTAACGGTTCTTAAAAACTTTGCCAACATTAATCCTGGCATTGAGTTTAAGACTGGTAAGAAATTGACAACCATTTCTGCAACCAAGACTGTCTTGGCAAAAGCTGGAATTAAAGATGACTTTCCACAAGACTTTTGTATCTATGATTTGAACCAATTTTTGTCGGTTCAATCCTTGTACAAAGACGGTGAAATTGATTTCGATAACGAACATGTTATCTTCAAGGTTGGTCGTAAGAAACTAAACTATCGCAAGACTGCAAAGAGCATGATTGTAACTCCACCAGATAAAGATTTAACTCTTCCTTCTATAGATGTTTCTTTCACACTAAAAGAAGATGAATTGGCTTCTGTTCTTAAAACTGCAAGCATTCTACAATCACCAAATATTGCCATCACATCTGATGGTGAAAAGATTTACATTACAACTTGTGATTCGAAAGACAATTCTGCACATACCGATTCAACAGAAATTGCTGATGGTAATGGCAAAAAGTTTAAAGCATTATTCTTAACTGAAAACTTTAAGATGATCGCCGGTACCTATGAGGTACAAATTTCTTCAAAAGGATTATCCTATTTTAGAAATTCAAAAGAAGATATGCAATACTGGATTGCTATCGAAGCTAAAGAATCTGACCTAACATTTGGAGATTAATATGATTTGGATCACAGAAGCAGCAAGCGGTAACAAGATTGCCGTTAATCCCACATACATTGTGGCAGTGTTCACCATTTCCGAAGGTGACCAAAAAGGTAAAACAGCAATCAATTTAACCAATGGTAATGTTGTTGTTAATGAATCTGATTATGATGTTGTTGGAATGATAGGTGCAAAATGACTAAGGTGAATACACTATTCGGTTCCTTTGATGATGAAGCATTGAAGAAACTCAAAGGTTATGTGGATGAAGCAGTTCACCACATGCACAAGAACGATTCAAACAGTGCTGCAATCAAAGACATTATTGACATTGCATATGATGAGTTGAAGATTCCTAAAAAGATTCTTAAACGCATGGCAAAGACTCAGCACAAAAATTCATTCCAAACTGAAGTTGCAGAGTCTAAAGAGTTTGAAGCACTATACGAAAGTATGGTTGAGGTGAAGTAATGCAACAGTTGGAGATTCAATTCTTTTATCCATTGACGGATCAAAAGACATTGGATTTGGATTTTACTCCAAGTGAACAATGGAATGCAGAACATAGTAAGAAATCGAATATTACTTATGGTGGCAATTTTTTCATTGGTAATGGTGGTACTGGTCTTACTATATCATCGTCATCACCAATGGCAGGTTCTTTTGTTATAAGACCACCTTCTGTGAAAAATGTTGGTAAGTGGGAAATCACAGATTCTATGTTTGTGTATAGACCCACTAAGCCAAATGCAGTCGTAAGATTTTTTGCCAAGTTACTACTTGGTTTTAAATGGCATGACGAAATTTAATTATATTATGGAGAATTTGAATGTCGCAACACATTTTGTGGGTGGAGAAGTATCGTCCTAAAACCATTGAAGATTGTATTCTTCCTGATGGTATCAAGTCAACATTTCAGGAGTATGTAAACCGTAAAGAGATTCCCAATCTCTTGTTGGCGGGTTCTGCTGGTGTCGGTAAAACTACAATTGCAAAGGCTCTCTGTGAAGAAGTCGGTTGTGATTATATTATGATTAACGGTTCAGATGAATCGGGTATCGATGTTCTACGGAACAAAATCAAAAACTACGCATCATCCATGTCTTTGTCAGGCGGCCGCAAGGTTGTCATCATTGACGAAGCGGACTATCTAAATCCAAATTCAACTCAACCTGCCATGCGTGGTGCGATTGAGGAGTTTGCATCCAACTGTTCTTTCATCTTCACATGTAACTTTAAGAACAGAATCATTGATCCAATACATTCTCGTTGTACTGTTGTTGACTTCAAAATCAATGGCAGTAAACAAAAGATGGCTGCGGCTTTCTTTAAACGTGCTGAGTGGATTCTGGAACAAGAAGGTATAACCTACGACAAAGCCGTGGTCGCTGCGGTTATTACTAAACACTTTCCCGATAATCGCCGTGTTCTTAATGAATTGCAGCGTTACAGTGTTAGTGGTACAATCGACAAAGGCATTCTTGCATCGGTTTCTGATGTGCAGATGAATGAGCTGGTGTCTTCTATTATGAACAAGGACTTTGCTTCTTGTCGAAAATGGGTTACAAACAACCTCGACAATGACGTTACCAGAATATTTAGAAACATCTATGATTCATTGTATGACAAATTAAAACCAAACTCTGTACCACAAATGGTTCTGATATTGGCCAAGTATCAATATCAATCGGCCTTTGTTGCAGACCATGAAATCAATTTGATTGCTTGTTTGACGGAACTTATGGTTGAATGTGAATTCAAATGAGTCCGTTCGACTATGCTGATTTCATCCTAAGAAAAAAGACACCAGAAGGTGACTTAGATTTCAAGGATTATGCTCCATTTCTAATCAACAGGTCTTTATCTAATCACCTGGATTGCGTGTTGTTTGTTAACGAAATCAACATGTGGCCTGGTCTGGACAAGGACATGCAATACCAGTATCTTCTAAATAGTATCAGGCCCATGAAACGGAAGTTTGTTCCGTGGCAAAAAGCCGATTCTGATAGGGATATTGAGTGTGTGAAAATCTATTTTGGTTATTCAAACGCCAAGGCTAAAGAAGCCCTTCGTATTCTTACTGATGAACAAATCGCTGATATAAAAACAAAAATAGATACAGGCGGAGTGAAGAATAATGATAGACGTTAAAGACCTAGTTGAAGTGATATTGGATGAAAAAGATGATTTTTTAAAAGTCCGTGAGACATTGACACGGATCGGTGTTGCGTCCAAGAAGGACAAGACACTATATCAATCTTGCCACATACTCCACAAACGTGGTCAATACTATGTGGTACATTTCAAAGAGTTGTTTGCCCTAGATGGTAAACCAACCGACATTACCGAAAATGACCTATCACGTAGGAATGCTATTGCAAACCTATTGGAAGATTGGGGTCTAGTAAAAATTGTCAACAAGAAACAGACCGAGGTACCTGCACCCATCTTTCTTTCACAGGTAAAGATTCTTTCTCATAAAGAGAAGAATGAGTGGCAATTAACTCCAAAGTACAATATTGGTAAAAAACCACAACCGGCTTGACAACCTGTATAAATAATACTATAATAATGGTGCCGTGCTCTTTGAGGCGGCAATTTTTTAATCTTGCTTTTTAAGGAGAAAACTATGACAGGATTACTGTTTCCAAAATTCGACCAACTGTACCCAAACATGATTGGTCTAGACCAGATTACCGATATGTTGCAAGCTGCAACCAAAGATATTGCGAAATCTGTACCAACTTATCCCCCATACAATATCAAACAAATCAAAGACAACAAGTTCGTTATCGAAATGGCTGTTGCTGGATTTGGAAAATCTGATATTGAAATTACCATGGAAGGTAATAAGTTGGCCATCAAAGGTGCCTCTAAAGAGGATGACAACCAGGATTATCTATACAAAGGTATTGCCAACCGTGCATTTGAACGCACCTTCACACTGAAGGATACGATTGAAATTAAGAATGCTGAATTGGTTAATGGTATGCTTAAAGTGTGGTTGGAAAATATGGTGAAGGCACAAGACGCCATCAAGAAAATTTCCATTCAAACAAAGGAAGACTAATGTTTAAAAAACTATTTTCAAGTATATTGGAAGCCATAGAGGCTATCAAGAAACACAGATCAGACCGTACCTTAAAAGGTAGATAACCATAAGGGGTCTTGACAGACCCCTTTTTTTGTTGTATAATGGTGTCATTATGAAAACTGTTAAAACTTCCATTCGCAAATTACGCAACCGCTTGAACCCAAGTGAAATCTATTTTACTCAATCCGATTGGGATCCCAAAGAGATTGATGGTGTACTGTTTTTGCCTGTGGCGGAACAGATACCGATTCCTAGAGGCCGCATGTTAAAGTGGATGAGAAAAGATTCTTTAGAATATGTTAAATAACGCCCGTATAGCTTAATGGTAAAGCAGGAAACTCATAATTTCTTGAGTGGTGGTTCGATCCCATCTGCGGGCACCAATTGAAAGTGATATGTGAAACAAAAATTTCGTGATGCATATATGAAGGTGGCAGAAACTTTTGCAGAATTGTCTTCCGCCAGACGCCTTCATGTTGGCGCAATTATAGTGAAAGATGATAGAATTATATCTATTGGATACAATGGTATGCCTTCTGGCTGGGATAATAATTGTGAAGATGTAGAATGGTGCAATGCTGGTGGATGGTTGAGTCCTGAAGAAATTGTAGAAGGTTGGCCATACGAAGGCGCATATCTAGATGCAGATGGCAATGAAATGCAAAACCGTTACAGACTAAAAACAAAACCGGAGGTTCTTCATGCGGAAACTAATGCAATCGTTAAGCTGGCAAGATCGAATGAATCTGGCCTTGGGGCTCATCTCTTTGTTACTCATGCACCTTGTTTGGACTGTGCCAAGCTTGTTTACCAATCTGGTATCAATAGCGTTTATTATCGCAATAGTTATCGTATCCAAGATGGCTTACATTTCTTGGAAAAAGCAGGAGTGAAAGTGGAAAAGATGTGAATCTCTAAATAAGCCTGGGACACTATTGTCCAAAGGAGTTCCCATGCGTGTTAAGGTAGTGAATTGTCCAGACAAAGACTTCAAGCCTTTTGTAGAAAGAGCTGCCCAATTCTACGCCAAAGAACTTGTGCCTAACACCAGAATACGAAACAACTGTTTTACTGAAATTAAATTTGATGAATCCATACAAGAATATGGGTTTGCAAGTGTTGAAGAATACAATACAAGAAACAAACCAAGACAGTTTTTGATAGAGATTCATCCAGGCATTGGGTCCAGAAGAATACTAGAAACACTGGCCCATGAAATGGTTCATGTCAAACAGTACATTCAAAATGAAACCAACGACCAGCTGACCAAGTGGCGGGGTAAAAGGATCAATTCTGACAAAGTGGACTATTGGGTGCAACCATGGGAAATAGATGCATATGGCCGTGAGACTGGACTACTAACAAAGTTTGCAATTTCAGAACATCTCTGGGAAATATTTGAAGATTTTGTTAACCCAGGAGAACCAATAGTTAAACAATCAATCCGTTGGAAAATAAAATCTTAAAAAAACTGCTTGCCAAGGCTCAAAGTTTACTATATAATACAAACATATTTAATTTTTAGAAAGAAAAAAGTGTCTCTCATATCCCATAAGCCCTTTACGTTACAACTAGAGTATCGCACAATGAATTGCGCCGATAGCTCATGGGCGATTACAACCGGGTTTTGTGTAGATGAGGGATGGGACGGATAAAAAAGTTCTAAAAAAGACTCCAAACACAAGACCCTAGACCTAAAAAATCTAGGGTTTTTTGTTTGTTGTTTCAATACAACACAGTGGTTGCCAGGTCATCGAATCTGTCATATAATA